AAGTAGTTCGTTCTTGTTTAACGTTGGGTGATAAAATTATAGGAAAGTGTTTTATGCCAACTACAGTAAATGAGATGGCTGATTCTGGAGGAGAAAATTTTAAGAATATATGGGATGATAGTGATATAGAAGAAAGAGATGGTAATGGTAGAACTAGGTCTGGTATGTATAGCTATTTTACTCCAGCCTACGATGGGTATGAAGGGTTTATAGATGAGTATGGTATGTCTGTTATAGACACACCAACAAAAGAACAGGCTAAGTTTATAGGAAAAGACATAGGGGCAAAAGAATATCTTCAGAATATTAGAGAGGCTTATAAAGGTAATACAACTAAACTTTCTGAAGAAAAAAGACAAAGACCTTTTACAGTAGAGGAGGCTTTTAGAAATGATTCTTTACATAGTCCATTTGATGTTGAAAGGATATATCAACAAATGGATTATAATGAGGTTGCAGAAAACATGACTGTTAAAGGTGATTTTGTTTGGAGCAAAGGTGTTCAAGATACAGAGGTTAAATGGATACCTAACGCTAAAGGTAAATGGGAGATGGCTTGGTTGCCACCAGATGAAAGAAGAAATAATATAAAAATAAAGGGGACTAGAAAGTTTCCTGGTAATGATATAGAGCTAGTTGCTGGTTGTGACCCTTACGACCATGATACAACAACAGATGGTAGAAGGTCAGATGCAGCTTGTTATGTATATAAAAAATTCACAATGATGGATGATTTTTCAAACGTCTTTGTTTGTGAATATATAGCTAGGCCTCCTAAAGCAGAAATGTTTTATGAGGATATGGTTAAAACATGTGTTTATTATGGTTGTTCTTTGTTAGTAGAAAACAACAAGATAGGTATAATAAAATATTTTGAGAGAAGAGGGTATGGAGAGTATTTAATGGAAAGACCAGAATCTACTCACACAGACTCAAGTAGAAAGCAGCAAGCTAAAGGTATACCTAGTACGGGTGTTGCTGTATTGAATGCGCAAACAGAAGCTGTTGCTTCTTATGTGTATGATTATGTGGGCTTAAACCCAGAGACAGGAGATATGGGAAGGTGTTATTTTAATAGACTATTAGATGACTGGAGTAGATTTGAGCCAGATAATAGAACAAAATATGATGCTACGGTAGCTTCTAGTTTAGCTTTATTAGCATCTCAAAAACACGTATTAAAAAAAGAAATAAAAGTTGTACCTTTGACTTTTATAAAAAGATTTAGCAATAGAGGGTTAACATCAAAAAGAATTAAATGAAAATACTAGACAATAACTCTGAGTTCAAAACTATAGGCGGGTACCCTAGCCCATTTGTCTCTAATGAAGAAAAATTAAAACCAGAATATGGTTTACAATATTTTAAGAAAATGTATTCTGACTGGGATAAAAGCAGTCACTATAACTATGCCGATAAAAGAAAAACATATAATATGTGTAGGCAATACGCTGAAGGTAATCAAGGTATAGCAAAATATAAAGATTTATTAGATGTACAAGGAGATAGTTCTTATATGAATATAGACTGGACTCCAGTTTCTATTATTCCTAAGTTTGTTGATGTTATATGTGGAGAGATGATTAATCAAGAGTATGAGATAAAAGCTAGTGCTATTGACCCTGTATCTGAAGATAAAAAGCAAAAAGATGAGTCTAGTTATCGTGTTAATATGATGAATAAGGACCACATGAAAAGAGCTGGTGAGATAATGGGAGGTGATTTTTCAGCTAAAGGATTTACTCCTGAAAACGAAGATGAGTTAAATCTTTATATGAATCTTAATTATAAGCAAGCGCATGAAATAGCTTTAGAGCAAGGAATAGAGTTTGTTTTAAATTTAAACGATTTTAAAGAAACTAGAAAAAGAATAATAAGGGACTTAGTTGTGGTTGGTCAAGCTGCATTAAAGACTTATATAGACCCTTCTACTGGTGTTAAAGTAAAATATGTAGACCCAGAAAATTTAATAACTTCTTATACAACTTCTCCAGACTTTAAAGATATAAAACATGTAGGAGAGATATATTCTGTAACTATAGGTGAATTAAAAAGAATGGCAGGCGACCAGTTTACTGAAGAGCAGTATGAAGAGATAGCAGAAAGTTATGGTAAAAAGCCTAAAAACACAGAGTTTCAAGGTTTTAGTGCTACGGGAATGTACGGTCAAGAATACGATAGATTTTCAGTACAAATACTTGACGCAGAGTTTATCTCAACTTATGATGTAAATTACGAAAAGAAACACAATGTTTTTGGTGGTTATTCTGTAAGAAAAAGAAAGTCAAGTTATGAACCATCTAAAAAATCTAAAACAAAAAGAGAAAAAGTAAACAGTACAGTTAAGATAGTTTATTCTGGAAAATATATAGTAGGAACAGATTATATATTTGATTATGGCTTAGCTAAAAATATGATGAGACCTAAATCAAATTTAGCAGAAACAAAACTGTCTTATATGATATACGCTCCTAATATAAGAGATATGAAGGTGGTTTCTTTGTGTCAAAGAATGATACCTTTTGCAGACCAGATACAATTAGCTCACTTAAAACTACAGCATGTGTTAGCAAAAGCTAGACCAAAGGGTGCTGCTTTTGAAATAGGAGCTTTAGAGAATGTGTCAAAAGGAGATGGAGGAACATTTACTCCTTTAGAGTTACAAGAGATATATGACCAAACAGGTAACATATATTATAGAAGATTAGATGATGATGGTATGCAGACATCTACTATGCCTATACAAGAATTAGAAAATGGAATAGGTAGAGAGATGATGCAATTAATACAAGTTTATAATCACAACTTGCAGTTAATCAGAGATGTAACGGGTATAAACGAAGTTAGAGAAGGTGCAAAGCCATCAAGTGAAGCTTTAGTAGGTATACAAAAACTACAATTATTAGCGTCTAATAACGCTACTAGACAAATAAATGAAGGTTATTTAAATATAGTAAAATCTCTAGGAGAATGTATTTCTATGAGGCTACAAGATTTATTTCACTACAAAAAACCATTAAAAGGATATACTTCTGCATTAGGAGATAATACGATGCAAAAATTAAAAAAAGGTAAAGATTTATCTATTTATGATTTTGGTATAACTCTTGAGGTTGCTCCAGATGAGCAAGAAAAACAAATACTAGAGCAAAACATTCAGATGTCTATATCTCAAAAAGAACTTAGAATAGAAGATGCTATTTTAATAAGAGGCCTTAAGAATGTTAAGTTGGCTAATCAAATGTTAATTCTTAGAAGAAAGAAATATCAAGAAGAAATGATGCAACAAGCTCAAAAGAACTCACAAATGCAAGCTCAACAGCAACAACAAGCTACTATGGCTGCTTCACAAGGGAGACAACAAGAAGAGCAAGTTAAGGCTCAATTAGAGCAAGTTAAAATGAAAGCTAAATTACAATCAGAACAAGAATTGTTAAAGCTAGAATATAAGTTAAAAGCAGATTTTGAGAAGCAAATGCACCAATTTAAAATGGAGCAAATGGCTTTAGCAAATGAAGGTAAAGTTGATGCCAATGAAGTAATGGGTGAAGCTAGACAAAAATCTATTGAGTCTAGCGCTCAGTTTCAATCAAAAATGATTGAGCAAAGAAAAGGACAGGGTGGTGTAATAGGCTCTGGCAGGGATAAAGACTCTATGTATAGTGGAAGAAGAGCGGCTATGGGTGAAGGTGAAGAAATGAGACCGCAAATACCTGGTTCCTTTTTAATGGGAGGAGACCCTGGTGAAATGGAAGATATGGATAAAGAAACTCCTATTTCGGGGTAAAATAATTTTATAAAATTTACAGATATATATAAATATTTTATATATTTGCAAAAAATAGAAGTTTAATTTAATTTAATTTATTATGGTAAAAGATGATATTGGGGATATCATAACGGAAGGTTTCGGAGGCGAAATCGTTCCTGGTGGCAGTTCAGAAGAGCAAAAGTCCAACGTTGTTGACCTTTCTGCTAACACAGAAAACACAACTAATGTTGAACAAAATCCCGAACCAGCTCAACAAGAAACTGAACCAGCTATCGAAAAAGAAAGTTCTTTAAATAATGAATCCGCTCAAGAACAAGAGCAACAACCTGAGGAAACAGTTAAATCTGAACCTGAGGCTGAATCAGAGGGTGAGTCTGAAAGTTCGGAAGAACCTACAGAACCAGTTAGTGATGAAGAGTTATTAGAGGTACTTAACGAGGAGTTTGGTACTGAATTTAACACTTTATCGGATTTTGATGAGGCACTAGACAACAAAGGAGTTAAATTTGCTAACGAACAGTTAGAAAAAATGAACGAGTTTGTTCAAAAAACAGGTAGAAGTGTTTCTGACTATCTTAGAACACAGGAAGTTGACTATAAAGAAATGGAAGATGCTGTTTTAATGAAGGAATATTTAAAATTAAATAATCCTGAATTAAACGAAAAAGAAATTGATTTATATTACAACTCTACCTACAAGACGAACAAAGATAAGTTTTCTGAAGATGACGTTGCGCTTGGTAAAATTCAACTTAAGAAGGACGTAAAAGCGGCTAGGAAAGAAATGATAGATTTGCAAGAATCTTACAAAATGCCAGTACCTGATGAAGAGACAGGCATGACTCAAGAAGAAGCAAATAAATTAAGAAATGAATGGCTTACTAATATGGACGAACAAGTTGAAGACCTTGATTCTGTGTCTTTCGCAATAAACGATACAGGAGAGCAGTTTGATTTTAAGCTAACTTCTGAACATAAGAAGCAGATTAAAAACCAAAACAGCAATCTTGATAAGTATTTCGATAGATATATTGATGCAGAAACTGGTAATTGGGACTACGATAAACTAAACTTAGATATGTTTATACGAGATAATTTTGATGAAATTATTAGAAGTGTAGCAAATCAATACAGGTCAAAGGGTACCGAACAGGTCATAACTGAAATTAAAAACCCATCCTATAACGTAGAACAAAAAAGACCAACTGTTGAGAAAAAGTCTATTATGGAACAGATTCAGGATAAAATATTTGGAGAAGACTAATTAAAATAATAATAACTTAAAAATTTAAAAAATGGCAACAGTAAATTTAGCTTCTGGTATGGTCCTTCAGCCTACCTCTGTTATGCAAGCGACTACAGAAAACTACGTTAGTTCGCTTACAGCAACATCAGGTGAGTTACATAAAAGAGACGTATCAGAAAAATTAATTAAAAGATATGGAGACCAAGGTATTACAGGTCTTCTAGAGTTAATGGGGTCAAAAGCTCCAGTTTCTCAAACAAACTTTGAACACTACGAAGAAGCTTTTCGTCATAATGACTTAACAGTTCAAATCGTAGCTTCAGGTGGTAACGCAGGTGCTTCAGCAGGTGGTACAGACGCTATAGATGTGGATGAAATCACTAATACAGACACAAACGACTTTTCAAATCATCACCCATTAAGAGTTGGTGACATCGTTTTGTTTGCTGATGGAGATATGGCATACGTAACAGTAAGAGGTATTCAAGGTACTGAGACTGCTACAATGGTTCCTTTAACTACTTGGGGATATGATAAGACGGTTAACACTGATTATGTAATTAGTATTATTGGTAACGCTTATCCAGAAAAATCTGGACAGCCTGAATCAGTTATGCCTTTATTACACGAATACAAAAACAATGTAATGATTCTTAAAGATTCATTTGAAGTTTCAGGTTCTGAAGCTACAAACGTTGTTTACGTAAAAGTTGATAATGAAAAAATGGGCTCAGGATACCTTTGGTACTTAAAAGGTGAAGCTGATACATACAAAAGATTTTTAGACTACTGTGAGTTACAACTTATCTTAGGTAAGAAAATAACTAACACAACTGCTCTACAAAACTCTTCTGTTTCAGCTACTATTGATGGTACATCTCACACATTAGAAACTCTTAGAACTACAGAAGGTTTATTTGACTTTGTAGAAAATAAGGGACAGTCAATGGATTTAGGTTCATCTTCAATCACTATGGCTGACTTTGATGCGATGGTAAAATCATTAGATAAATATAGAGGTGCAAAAGAATACTGTATATATGCAGGTATTAATTTATCTCTAGATATTGATGATTTATTAGCTTCTCAAGGTGCTTATGCTGCGGGTGGTGCTAACTATGGTACTTTCCAAAACAGTAAAGATATGGCGTTAAATCTAGGATTTAATTCGTTCTCAAGAGGTGGATATACATTCCATAAGAAAACTTATGATTTGTTAAATCACCCTAAGTTAACTGCTATGACAGGTTCTAATTATCCAGGATACGGTATTTGTATTCCTATGGATATGCAGAAAGACGCTAAGAGTGGAGATAAAATTCCTTCATTAAGAATGCGTTATAAAGCTGCTAACGGTTATTCAAGAGAGATGGAGCACTGGTTAACAGGTTCTGCGATTCTACAGAATAAAACAGAAACAATGGATAGACTTAAATCTCACTATAGAACTGAGAGAGGTTTTGAAGGGTTTGCTGCGAATCGTTACATGTTAATCAAGAAATCTTAATTATTAACCTTATAAAATTTATATAAAATGGAGAATTTTTTATACGCAGAGGTTTCGTCAACTGACTTTATGTTATTACCTGTGTCTTCCGTAATTGCTATGGATGGTACATCAGCCACTAATGTAGATATATACTATAAAAATTTAGAAGCTGATAACACAGATGCAACAGCAGACGACATGCTTCCTAAAATTTCTGTTACAGTAACTACAGGAGAGGCTAAGCAATATTTAAAAGACCTTACACAGGCTATGAATATGAACAGTAAAAACCACACTGGTTTTATTGACTTAGAGGCTTTACCTACTGCTGGAACTGTGGCTAGTATTTCTATAGTACCAGCTTAATAACAGTTAATTGCTAACTGTCTTGAAATGATATACAGGCAGAATAAAGAACACATTAAGGAGGGGGAGTTTCTCCTCCTCCAAAATGTTTTAATTTTAATTTAATTTAATTTTTAATATAATGACAAAAGAAAAAAATACTACAACAAAGACTGCGGAGCCAATGTCAATAAAGACAGTTGTAAACCCCGTAGCAGATAAGCCGAAAAAAACAAATACTCACGGCATACAAAACCTTAATATATCTAGAAAAAAAGAATCTAAACCAGCTATGTATCAGTTAATGAAAAATGGTGGTAAGGATAGTAGAGGTAAAATAATATATCCAGTTGTTTATATGGTAAAAGCTGAGGATATTATTTATGACCCAGAGAAAGATATAAATAGAAAAATTAGATATATACCTGGAGAAGTTTCTATATTTGAAGATGAGCAAAAAGATGATGCAAAAGTAAAATCTCCAATAACTTTTAGTAATGGGTTTTTAATGGTAGATAAAACCAACCCTACTTTAAGAAAGTATTTAGACATGTGTAATGCTAATTACAGTAACCCTAATAGAAGTAAAAATTCTGCGGCTGCTTTTAAATTACTTAATAGTGAAGAAAAAGCTAAAAAGAACATTGATAAAATGATGGTAGAGCTTGATGCTGTAAGGTCAGCTTTAGAGATGCCTCTTGAAAAATTAATTGGTTACGCTAAAGTTTTAGGTATTAATGTAAACAAATCAACTGATGAAATCAGATATGATATGAAGATGTTAGCCCAAAAGGACCCACACGGTTTTATGGGTGGCATGAATGACCCTAAAACAGAATTAAAAGAAATTTTATTAAAAGCTAATGAATATAGAATTATTAGTTTAAGTAAATCTAGCGTATCATGGGTAAAGGGAGACCAGAGACCTGTTATAACTCACGTCCCACTAGGTATAAAAGCTATTGACCACATGGCTGAATATTGCATGTCTGGCAAGGGTGAATCTGTGTTGGAACACATAAAACTTCAACTAGAACGCTTAGAGGGATAATCGGTATTACCCTAATAAAAGAGGAGGTTCGTTTGCGACCTCCTTTTTTTTTGTTATATTTGTTTAAAATTAACAATATGACAATAAACGAATTATATCAATGGGTTCAGTTTATGGCTAACAAAGAGCAAAGGGGTTTTATAAAACCTTCTGAGTTTAATTTATTAGCAGGGCGTGCTCAACTTGATATTATACAGGATAGATACGGTAAGTATACTTTGTCTGGAAACCCAGCTACTGGTGGTTATTCTCAGACTCATTCCGCTATGGATGATATAAGAACTGTTGTAGAAAGAACTGATTTATCTTTTTCTTCAGCAAATAATGGTGCTTGGTCTTATCCTTCTGATATGTTATATTTTTTAAAATTAGAATACGAAGGTAATAGTGTTGAGATACTAACTCAAGACCAGTTAAGGTCTAGATTAAATAGTGCTTTATTAAGCCCTACATCACAAAGTCCTGTAGCTGCTATGATAGATGATGGATTTGAAATATTTACATCATCTAATTTTGAAGTTTCTACAGGTAATGTTAAGTGTACATATATAAAAAACCCAAACACAAACTCTGCTCCTAACTGGACATTTACTGTTGTTAACGGAATGACTGTGTTTGAATCTACATCTCAAACTCAAAATTTATTGTTACCAGAACACACTCATAATGAGATAGCTCAAAGAATGTTATCTTATATAGGAATAAACTTAAGAGAAACAGCTGTAAGTCAATACGGAGACGTAAAAACAAAAGATAAAGAAATTTCATAATGGCAACAAAAAAGAAATTAGCAGAACAAATACTTAGAGTAGTCCAGGGAGGAAATATTTCAGATGATTCTTCAATAGACATAAGAGAGGTAATGGCTCTAGTAGACCAAGAGAGAGACGCTATTATCAAGAGAGAGATAATGAACAGAATCTATGCAAAAAGCACTACAACTAATACAGCTGAACTAGAAATTACTGGTGACTTTTTAACAAGAGAGTTTATAAATGTGGTTGATAACTCAGTTGCTAGACTAAAAAGCATGCCTATAAACCTTCCTAATGACATGGGTGTTTATAGAGTAGAGGCTTTAAGTAAAAATTACACAAAACAAAAAACAGTAGTTCAAATTGTAACTGGAGTTACCGCTCCGAACACTACACCTGAGATAGCTTTTGTAACTTTTTCAGATGGACCTCAGGTTTTAGATTCTATTTATAATATATCTTTTACTTTTAATGATGGTGACACTGACCATGAAATAAAAATAAAAGTAGACACTCAAAACCAAAACGAATCTTTATATAACGCTCAAAACATAACATCGGCCATAGCAAGTAGTCCAGATTATAAAGATTTTTTAAAAAGATTTAAATTAAGAAATTATCCTGTAGCATCTAATGAAGCAGTTGAAACTCTTGGTTTTAAAGGATTTTATAGTTTTAATTTTAGCAACTTTAAAATAAACGGAAAAGAAAGCGCTGACGCTTCTCATGGTTTTACGTATTCTGTTAATGTACCAAACTTATTTAGTCAATCTAATATTTCTGACACTCAGCTGCAAGTAGAAATAAATGATGTTTTTTATGATTTAAATTATTCAAATGAAGATTATGATGCCGCTTCTGCTCTTCAAGTAGCTAGAAATTTTGTAGATAAATTTTCTTACGAAATAGCTATGAGGCATAATATATCTGTAACTTGTGAACCTGGTTCTGACTTAATAGTTTTTGAAGAAATGGAAGATTCTGGTGTTGGTGATTATATCGCTAGTATTGCTCAGATGGGTAAGGGTGGAAGATACCAA